AGGTGTAATGATACTGAAGTTATCCCGATGAGAATCGCAATCATAGCCTCGGGTCGAGCAATGCCAACCAAGCCACTCAAAGATATTTTCAAAGAGCATCGCAAAGCAAGAGCTTTAGCTAAAGTATCTTTGAAGAATATAACAAAAGAAGTTAACAAAAGGAAAAACAATGGATAGGCAAAGAGAACTAGAAGAAGAATGGTGGTATCATTACAATGCAAAATGTGATCACATTGCAGAACTTAAGAAGGAGCATCATGATCCGTTTTGGGATTGTGACTATAAAGGCAGAATGCCTAATGATCCCGACTATGAAAAATAAACAAGTTTCCTTGGGAAAAGGGGAGAGCTTCGGCTTTCCCTTTTTTTTATTCATGCTTCCCGTCCGTTGGGTCTCGGGTCGCAAGTTTGAAAACGAAAGACTCGCAAGCTCGCTTTCGTTTTGTCAAATTTTTGAGGGTCGCAATCATAAAACTTGATTCGATGTATCAGAAAATATAATTCGCAAACCAGGTTTTTTTATTGACCTTTTTACAGTCTTAGATTATCCTATAATTAAAATAAAAGGAGGACTAACATGAGACTTTCAGTCGAAGAAAAAAAGACCAAGAAACAAAGAAAGCTTGATGATAAGATTTATGCAGAAGGTAGGCTTGACCAGTTATTAAATAGTCATCAAGAAATATTTTGTATTATTCGCCACGTTTCTTATAGTGGTATGACTCGACACATAAGCTTTTTTATTATTGATAACCAAAGCAATCAACCTTTGTTTTTGGATAATTTAATATCGGATTATCTAGACTATAGACCAAACAAAACCTATACGGGTTTGGTTGTTAATGGGTGTGGAATGGATATGGCTTTCTCGGTCGTCCATCACCTACAAGAACAAATGAAACATTCCAAAAACACAACCTTTATAGATTATGATTTCCGTCATAGAATTATCTAGCATCGGGAGGCGAAAGCCTCCCTTTTTTATTTTATTTTCCCGAAGCCTCACATACTTAAAACGCAAAGCTCGCAAGCTCCCTTTGCGTTGTCAAATTTTTAAAGGTCGCAAGCTCAAGTTGCCTCGGGTTTTGACAAAAAAAAGCTCGCAAGCCTCCCTTTTTTTTGTGTCTCATCGTTACAAACTCGCAAGCATTCGGCAATTGAACCATGAACCAAAAACTTTGGTTGCTCTTGACCAAGAACAATGGAATTCGCAACAAGATATCCGTCAAATAAAAATGCATTGGAGGTGCGAGGGTCTTTGACCAAGATAAAAGAGACATAATTATTTTTATATATCCTAATATGTGTTGATATTTGGGATTTTTCTAATTTAATCTTATTTCCTTTTATAGGTGCTTTAAGTTCTATAAATAATGGCAACATTTCATTTATAATAATTAAATCTGGAAAACCAGAATTATATTTATTCTCTATCTTTTGTATAAAATCAGATTTTTTTAAATTCATTTTTATCTGTTTAAAAAAGTTTTTTTCTCTTGACATTTATCTTATATTTTCCCATAATTAATTATGATTTTATTCGGAGGGCAAACGAATGTTACAAACAACAATTTATAAAAAGAATATACATGATTTAAACAATTATCAATTTAAAGTTTTAAAGCCAAGCACAAACAAAAAACTTGGAAAAAAAGTTTTAAAAGGTAGTTTTAAGGGTTATAAATTTCACACATTAACATTAGTTGAAAGGGAAACTTGTCCAAAAGATTGTTTTCATTGGGACGATTGTTTTGGGAATAATATGCCCTTTGCACATAGAATGAGTGCAAAAGATGAATTACTTTTAACTACAAAAATTCACAATGATATTAAAGCATTGAATGGTAAAAAAGCATTGATAAGATTGCACATATTAGGCGATTTTTTTAATGTTGAATATGTTTGGTTTTGGGATTTAATGTTAAAGTTATATCCTAACATTGCAGTTTATGGATATACTGCAAATAGTACTACAAGCAAATACGAAACAAGCAGAAATATTGCACAAGCAATTTTAAGTTTAAGAATTAAATATAAAAAGAGATTTTCAGTTAGATATAGTAATGATCTAAAACAAGAATTTTCTGCAAATTCAGAAGAATTACAAAGTCCCCAAAAAGATAAATCAATACAATGTCCCGAACAAATTGGATTAACCAATAGTTGTGGGAGTTGTGGTTTATGTTGGGAACAACCAAAAAGACAAGTAATTTTCAAGACACATTAGGAGGAAAAAATGGTTAAGAAAAAAACAAATTATCCATTATTTCATGAATTTAGAATTATGAAAATTGGGAACATTTTATTAAATACAAGTGTTGAAGATCTTATTGAGGAAGAGATTGAAGAGACAAAAGTTTTAATTAGTCAAGTTAAAGACATCAACCAATTAGTGAGGTGCAGATGAACATTTACGAACAGTTAAGAAAAATAATTAATGCAAATCCATGTTGGCAACAAGACAACACAAAAATTGAATTACTTTGGAATATTCTTCTATCAAAAGACAAAAGAAGTTTTAGGGAATATTTCGAAGAAGAACATAATATTAAATTATATGATGCAATGACATTTAAAGAGTTATTAACTTTATGTAGTCAACACAATGTAGGAGGACGATTTAAATGAATGATATTTTAAAAGACATAGACAAATTAAAAGAACTGCAAGCAATAGCCGAATACTTTTCGAGAAGTACTCTTATTTCTCATCTTGAAGACATGATAAGAGAAAAAGAAAGCATTATACACAATTTTGAAAAAACTTATAAAGAGGAGGAGTGCAGAAGATGAGCAGATTAAAAGATAAATTATTTGAAGTTGAGTTGTTTGTTGGCGAAAAACTTCAAGACTTAACCAACGAACAAGTAATAAAAGAGGTTCGCAAACATTTTGGTTCGCAGATGTTTGTTGATCATGCAGAAGAGTTGTTACATGAATTTCAACAAGAAGTTAATTTAGAAAGGATGCAATCATGGTAGATATTAATACTGAAAATAGAGTTTGTATGTTTTATATAATCAACAGACTTCATGGAATAATAACCAACACTAATAATGAGGTGTGCAAAGACACAACCGAATTTTACAATGAGTTGGTTTACAATCTCGGTGTAAACACTTTAAGAAACCACAACAATCCAAAGGAGGACAACAATGGATAAATTAACTTTAAAAGACCTTGAGCAACTTCGAGAATGGGTTGATCAAATGTATTGGGATTTTGACCGAATGAGCAGAAGTGGTCAAGACACTTTAAATAAAATCGCAGACAGACTTGGTGTGCAAAATCATACTTTAGAAGAAGTTGATCCAAAAGTTTATGATGTGATCGACACTATGGACGTTAACAAACTGCAAAGGGAAATTATTAAAAATGACTAAAAAAACAGAATGGGAACTAAAACAACAAAAGATTATAACTGATAGAAAGAAAGGTTTGAAGGCTTTGTCTTCTCAACAAAAAGAAGCCATTAAGTTAGCTCATCAATCTTTAGTAACTGTTTTAGGAAATTTTCGAGACATAGAAGATGTTTATTTATCGGACATACGAGACATGAATACTGCTATGTGGAAAATAAGATATGAGTTTGACATAACTACGGAGGACTATCATGAGTAGAAAAATAAAAGCAAAAGCAATTGAAAAGTGGAGGGCACAAGGAGTTCCTTGTGTCCCACGTTATCATTTTACAGAAGTTCCAAACAATAACTATGGTCGTTTATTTATAAAATGCTTGAAGAAGTATTTAAATAAAGATGGTTATTATGTTGTAGTTAAAGGACAACACTTAAAAAAAGATGTTGATTGGAGGGAGCATCAATTTGGTCAACCTCAATATGCATCAACACACCTTAGAGTCTATCTTAATAGGAGGAAAGACTAATGAAAGATCAAACACCTTGGACTGGGAATGCCCAGGAAATTAAGGCACAAGATCACAAAATGCTAGAGATGTCTAAAATTTTAGAGGACTACATGGAACATAAATTTGATGTCATTACAGATAGTGATTGGTTTGCAGATTTAGTAGAAGAAAAGATTAAAAAACTTTTAACAGAAGAAGAAGCAAAGAGGGGGGTATATAGTGATTAAAGAAGTCTCTCTTTGTAGTGGTATCGGAGGGTTTTCCCTTGGATTCGAATGGGCAAAGTTCGCAGAACCAATAATGTTCTGCGACTTTGATGAATGGTGTCAAAAAGTTTTAAGAAAAAATTGGAATGATATTCCAATATATAATGATGTAAAGGAGATCGCAAATGACCCAAGAAGATTTATTTCAAGCAAAATCAACAAAGGAGAAAAGTGGGTACTCACCTCGGGCTACCCATGTCAACCCTTCTCAGTCTCGGGAAATCGCAGAGGGGAAGAAGACCCTCGCCACATCTTTCCGTACATCCATAGAATTGTTGAACAAACAAGACCCACTTATTGTGTTTTCGAAAATGTTTATGGGCATGTCTCAATGGGACTTGACGAGGTACTCTTTGAAATGGAAAGGATCAACTACCATACGAGGCAATTTGTTGTTTCGGCTAGTAGTGTCGGAGCGAGACACAAAAGAGACAGATTGTGGATCATCTGCAAAAATGTGGGCGACACCGAATACAATGGATGCTCTACCTCCGAGATCGGCAGAAGCGACCAAGAAGTTACAAGAGGGTCACAGAAAAGGTCGGAAAAGACCAAGCAATTTGAGGGAGCAAGTGGACAAGAAGACAATGGCTCTTTACGAAACGAACTATCCAACTCCAACAACGAAGGGGTTCGGTCATGCCTCGGAGGGAATGACATTGATCTTCAGAAAGAAAGTGGAGAACGGAGAACTGACGGAACAAGAGGCTCAAGCGATGATGAACGGAGTGACTCTTCGACCACCTCGAATGAAAGAGTGGAAATATCCGACACCGAATGCAGGCCTAGTGAAACACAGTTACAACGGCAATCACGAGTACTACAAGAAGAGACTGAAGGACGGCAGACAAGTGGACTTAGCTCACAAGATATTCCAAGAGGAGGGAGACGGCAGACTCAATGCGAATTGGACAGAGTGGCTAATGGGTTATCCTATTGGATGGACGAACCTCGAGGAGTCCCAAGAGTCACAGTCGAACAAAAAAACAGACCTCAAAGATTAAGGATGTTGGGGAATGCAATAGTTCCCCAAATAGCAATGCAAATAGGTTTAGCTTTAAAGGAGGATATGAAAAATGAATCTAATTGAATTAGAAAAAGAAATTAAAAAGAATTTTGTTATTACTGCTTTTAAAGACGGAGTAACAGATGCTTTAGTACATGGTCAAAGAAATGATGCTCAATCTCATCATTACTATAAAGAAGGTTATGACTTTGGTTTGTTTCTTTACAATGAATTAAATATTCAAGGTGCTTGTTTTTTAGAAGGAGAAGATTGATGGGGGAATACGAATGTTGGGATTGCTTACAGACTTTTTGGTGTGATGAACCACCCGAAGGTCGTGAAGTTTGTGATGAATGTTTGGAGGCGTACAAAAATGAATAATCATTTAATAGATTGCAATGCAGAATACAAACGTCTCAGACAATTACAGTATAATTGTGAATGGGAAGATAAGTATGAAGATGCAAAAAGATATCAATTGCAAGCAATGCATTATAAGGAATTGCTTAATAAAGGTATTTTTTATGAAGCAAAATTTTAAATTGATATTGACTGACCAGGAAAAATAATGTTAAACAGAAATTGCACGGAGCAATATCAGGAATTGCTTATGTTTGGTCGGAGAGTTTTGTCCTCCCCTTATCCTCTCCGACCACCTTAAAGTCACCTTCAATAAAAGCAGACGGATGTTGTTTTCTAATCTCGGCAAGTCTTGCCACTATTTCTTCTCGAGATAGTTGATCTAAGTGATGTGTTGTTTCTCTTCGATCAACAGTTAAGCCTCCAAGTGAAGACCTTATCTTCTCGGCATTGATGGCTGCACTAAATTGACCTTCTTGTTCTGCTCCATGGCTTAACTCACTCAATCGTTTGAGTTGACCAATAACAGACACACCATATTTTTTCTCTCTAATTTCTCGGAGTTCTTTAAGATGTTCAGTAACCAAAGGAAAATCACGACCATTAAGCAAAAGACTTGCAGTCTTATTAGCTTGCCCTTCAGAATATCCTGCTCTTCTTGCACATTCGGCATTACTATAAATGCCTTCAAGAACAAGTTTGCAGAACTCTTTTTGTCTATTTGTAAGGAATTTTTCTTTCGCCATAAAAATATAATAGAGTTTTTCTCATATTTTTTCAATTCAAAACGAAAAAAAATGTTTGCGGCTTCAGTTTGTCCTTATGTAAGTGTGACCAAGTGTGACCAAAAGTGTGACCAATTATTTAAAGCACACAAAGGATTACAGAGCACTCGTCACAGTATCACACTCGTCACACCTATTTTGAAAAAAATAAAAACAAAACAAAAAATTATGAGAGAAACACTATATAAAACTAAAACACTTGACTTTTATAAGATTATTTAGGAAAATTAATAAAAAACATAGGAGTATACAATGGAAACTTTAGATAGAAGAGTAGACATGCCTATAGAGGAAGCAATTAACAGACTTGAAAGAGTTGTTTCCGATAACTGCGAAGACCTAAGAAAAATAGACGGAGGATATATCTATGCAGACGAACTTATGTCGGCCTGGAAAAAAGTTTTGAACGAAACTAACATTTAAATGTTCAAAGCTATGTTATTAATTTGCTCCTTGGTTCATGGATCGGGAGACGAGGCTCGTTGTTTCGAGTTGCATGATACAGTTGCTCCCGATGGATACACAACTGAAAAAAAATGCAGAGTTAGAGTCAAGGAGATGGCAGAAATGATAACATTAATAGTTCCATATCCACATACGATTAAATATAAATGCGAAAATAAAACAAGGAGGACAAGCATTGAAGAAAAGAAAATTCAATAACTTTGCTGAGAGGACGGCAAGGCAAGAGATATCAAGAATATGTAAAGAGTTACAGAAAGCGAATAAGAAGAAAGAAGATGACACATGGTTTGAGGATGATCCAAAAGCCTCAAAAGAAAAGGACTATGGTCGTGTGTACCATGAACCTACGATTCAACCTTTTACGGGTGGGCATTCCATGTTAAGTGACATCATGGACAAAGGTGGGAACAACCATCTTAGATATACTGCCAAGCATGGATCGGCAAGAGACGGAGTAAGATACAGATATAAAAAGAGGCAGAAATGAATTGTTTGAAATGTAATAGCAGTACATCTGTTGTAGATAGCAGACCTCAAGAAACATCTGCCATTAAAAGAAGACGTAAGTGTAGCTCTTGTGGATATAGATTTAATACGATTGAACAAGTTTTAACTGAAAAAACTGTTGTAAAAAAAGTTACTGTGAAAGAAACAGTAAAGATAAGAAAGCCTAGACCTAGAGTTAAGCCTCGTGATCCGTTTAGTGATCCTACCTATTTAGATTCATTGAGCGATTATGAACTTGAACAATTAATAGGATCAGATGATTTTGGGGAAGAGCTATGCGACTTATAGATTCTTTAATAAAAAGATTTGAAGAAGAAGCCGTGGAGTTTGCATCGGTAGGCATGGAACAAGAGGCTAAAGATGCAAGAAGATTAGCTAGTAAATACCTTGAGATGAAGTACAATGGTCACACACACTCATTAAGAATGGAGATAAATGAAAAATGGAAAAAGAAGTAGGTTATGAATGGGAAAAAGAGGAAGTTAAAACACATTGTTTGCCGAGATGTCCAAGATGTCAAGGCACACTACAGACTGTTAACATACATGGTCATGAGCAATGTGTTTTGTGCCATAGTGTTGTGGACGATTGTTGCCAAGGTGCACAATTAAAATGAGTGACAATATATTAACTTTCCCATATAAGATAAAAAAAACAGTTGAACCCGTACCGACAGTATGTGAGTTGGCTGCCGAGCAATTTGAAGACATTCTAATTGTTGGAAGAAGGAGTGATGGTTTTGTTAGTATGATAACAACCATGAAAGACCCAGCCGAGGTGCTTTGGCATCTTGAGTCTGCTAAATTTGGATTAATGAATGGACTTGAAGAAGAGGAGGAGATTGATGGTTAAAAAAAATGAAAAAAAAGAAGTACACTCTAAAGATAGAGATAACGTCATCCCTTTTCCCAAACCATCCACACCTAGCCGTAGCCGTAGCAAAAAGGATGTGGGAAGTGGGGAGGGATACACAATCCATTTCGAACCAGATTGGGACGGATGGAGAGACGATCCAAAAGATAGCAAGACTTGAGGGTTGGAAGAGAAGAGAAAGAACATCCTTGGACGGATGGAGAGGCTATTGGGGGCCGTTCTTAACAACCGAAGAACAAAGTGAGCTACCAGAAACAGATTTTCGAGGGACAGATCATCCTGATGCAGTTAAGCCCGAAGAACCATACAGAGGAAAGATAGCAGAAATAAGATCGGCAAGATCATCACTATACAACGATGAATAAGGGGACAAGATGCAATTCAAATACAAGACAAAGCCATATGCTCATCAAGAGGAGGCTTTACAAAGATCTTATGACAAGAAAAATTTTGCATACTTCATGGAGATGGGGTGTGGTAAATCAAAGGTATTAATCGACAACATATATTGGTTATGTCAAAACAGATTAATTGATACAGCAATCATAGTCGCACCTAAAGGTGTGTATATGAATTGGGTAAATAACGAAATACCTATACACCTGCCAGAGGATATGGATCCCGAAATATATTTATGGAAAGCTAATCCCACAAGAAACGAAAAGAAAAGATTAACAGAAGGTGTAAGCAATAGAAACAAATTTAGAATACTAGTAATGAATATTGAATCATTCGTAACTAAAAAAGCACCCATGTTCCTTGAATCGTTTACCCACAGAAGTGAATTCTTACTCGCCATTGATGAATCAACAACAATCAAAAATATAAAAGCGAAACGTACAAAAGCAATTGTCAAGTTTGGGGAGACTGCCAAATATAAAAGAATACTGACAGGTTCTCCGATCACACAATCGCCTTTGGATCTTTATTCACAATGTGCTTTTCTAAACAAAAGACTTTTAGGATACGATAGCTATTGGTCATTTCAAGGAAGGTTTGCTGTTGTTAGACAACAACGAATGGGCAACCATAGTTTTAATCAAGTGGTTGGCTATAAAAATTTAGATGAGCTAACACAAAAACTAAAAATATTTGCACACAGAACAACAAAGAAAGAAGCGTTAGATCTTCCCGAAAAGATATACACAACAAGACAAGTTGAATTAACATCCACTCAACAAGAACATTATCATAGTATGAAAAAAACATCTGTTATCTTTTTAGAAGAAGGCGAGATGGTTACGGCTCCCGAAGTGATGACAAGACTATTAAGACTACAACAATTGTTATGTGGCTACCTTGTAAGTGATGACGGAGAAACTGTAGAACTCGCTAACAATAGAATAAAAGTCATGATGGAAGTCATAGAAGAAATGACAGGTAAAGTTATTATTTGGTCTAGGTTCAGACACGACATAAAGAAAATTAAAAGTGAATTAATCAAAGCCTATGGATCGGGTTCCGTGGTCACATATTATGGAGACACGACACAAGAAGACAGAGACTCGGCTATACATAATTT